ATGCAAGAGCAACTGCTGATGAGTCAGTATGGCATGGGCCAGGACGATGCATCCAGGACGCTAGAGATGCTGTCAGAACTCGATGATGCTCGCCGGTCTGGAGACTCCGGCGCTGTAGCGGCCCTAGAGGCTCAACTTAGTGAGTCGCGAACCGCGGTGGACGAGACCTTGGACGAAACCAAGAAGATATCTCTCCACACTGGAAGGCTAGTCGCCATGGCCCAGATTGCACAGATAGACAACATAAGGGGCCTTAGGGGGCGGGCTGGGGATGACGCCCGTCACATCGAGAGTGCCATGCGAGCCCTATTTAATCGCGTTGCCGAAATGGGCGGCGATAGCGACCAAGCCGCCATGGCAAATAGAGACTGGGACCAGATGAGCGCCGTCATGGGAAACCTTAGAGGTGTCGATAGTTCAGACGACCTCGACGCAGCTGAGAGCGCGATAGTTTCCAACGCAGAAAGGACCCTCAGTAACCTAAATGAGGCCGGCGATATGTCACCGGAAGAGCTGGATATGCTAGATAGATTAAAAGAACGGGTTGGGGAATACACGAGGAATGGGACATACATAGCACCGAATAGCCAGGAAGCAGAAGCTGCAGCCCTCGCCGGTCGCAGCGGCACGTCCGGAAGTGGCTCGAGTGGGCGCAGCGGATCCAGCTCCGACCTCGCCTCATCTATGAATCGGCTCAGCCGAGCCCTCGAGAATCAGCCACAAAGAGTGGTAGTAACACCCGCCAACAGCCTGCTGGCGCTAGTTGAGGCCGCCGGCGTCCCCGATGGTGGCTCACAATGACCAGAAAGATAAATTCAAGCTTTACGCAGACAAGAGAAACTATAATGTTTTTCCTTCCGACATATTTGACGGAAGATCAGTCATCAGATCCGGCCACGGGTGTTCCGATTTCATATGGGGAGGACGGAACTTTCGGGAAGGACGCGAAGGTTATGTACCTAAATCCCCAAGAGTTTAATATATCAGAGAAAAAAGTTATTTCATCTCAAATGACAAAGGGCGGGTATATGGTCCAATATTGGGGAGAGGAGCTTCCAAGTATAAACGCCAGCGGAACAACCGGCTCAGCAGGAATTGAGGGTATAAATGTACTAAGAGACATCTATCGTCATGAGCAGATTCATTTTAGAAAAGTTTTAAAGCATAGAGCCAGAGAGGCTGCTAGTAAAAAAGCAGCAAATGATGCGCTAACTAATGCCATAGAATCCCAGTCAAGGGACGGATTTGGGGGTTTTATGACTAACGCAGCTGACCTGGTCACCGGCGGAGCCTGGTCGCAGACTGTGAATGGATTTAGTAATGCAATAGATATGATTGGGAATGCATTTTCTGGAGCCACCCCCGGCGCCGGAGAGCTAAAGACATCGTCATTTCTTACGGCACCAACTTTGGCGTCATTTGCAACTCAGGTCGATATGTACTACCAAGGGGAGATGTTTCGCGGGTTCTTTTTAAGCTTCAACGTAAAAGAATCCGCAACGAGTCCCGGCTTGTTTAATTATGACTTTAGCTTTACTGTAACGCGAAGGACTGGTGTTCGAGAAAACTTTATGCCATGGCATCGCAAGGCTCTCGGCCCAGACGGCAAAACTAGAACTGCCACTGAGCCAAATGTCAGCGGAGATGAGTTTGATTATAGGGGCTCAAATAAGAGCATAGAAATAAGTGAGCTAAGCTTTGAAAGCAATCTGTCAAGGGGAATTTTGAAGCCAATTAGGATTAAGATCGCCGAAGACGGAGACGAATAAGCGCTCATCTTCTTGATAAAAAGAGCGGTAAATTATCCGTCTTTTGGTAAAATAAGTTAGTAATTTAAGTTTAGGTTTGTAAAGTGGCTAAAAAAAATGACATCATTGCCGATGGATTGAAATATGTTGAGAATGCCGTTAATGGAATTCTCAGAGGAGAGGCTACGGCATGGGTCGATACAAAGAGCACCGATAGCAATCACCAGTCCCTTACGGAGTCTGGTTATAGTATTTTTTTGAATCAAGATAAAAATTCATCTTTTACGCCAAAGTCTAGAAACGTAGTAAGTATGTCCCCAGAGGCGGTTGTACTTATTAAGAAGAAGGCATTTTCGTCACTGAAGTCTTCAAATGATTTAAAATGGATGGACGATACTGAAAAGATGTTTTTAAGGGCGACCAAAGCTCTTTTTGCAATAAAGGTCCAGCAGCTTCGAGCATATGAGTCTCTGACCAAGTTTAAGGATTATTATGCAGAGCATAAAGAATATAATCTCAGCTTGCTATCTCAATTTCTAAAAGAAGCAGAGTCTACGGCCGACGCCAAGGCCCTAAAGTCTAACGACTTTTCCGGGGGAGTCTTCTCGGATATAGGCGATGTGTTCGGATATACCGCCGGACAGGATGCCGCCCGAAGGGTGACGGAGGAGATTGCTGATATAATAAAGAGAAATGCATTCTCTTATGACTCCACGTTAACAACCTGGGTTGTTGATCCTGAAAGTGAGGATAATTACTCAATTGGCCCCGGAACCGGGGTCATAGAGATGTCTTCATTCTTTTCTTTTACGACATCTTGCGATGTATCTTCCAATCCAAGCTCTGCGACGATAAATATAGAGAATCCATATAGGCTAATGACAGTTCTTGAGGGAGATATTGAATCTGCAATAGATGAGGCCGTAAATGGTACTCTTGGCCTCTTGAGCGCCCTTGCCAACGGTGAGGGATCCGTTGCCCTTGGAGGCAAGGTCCCTCCGATTGATGGCGGAGAAATAATATCTACAGCACTGGAAGCCTCGGGCCTCGGAGATATTTTAGGAGGAACAACTGTAAACTTAAATCACGTAAGAGAGAGGCTTAGAAGCTTCTATTTGGGTAAGGGGCTCGTGAACCCAGCAGACAGTGTTAATTTCTTTATACGAGGAAATCGAACAACAGAGTCGTACGAGGACGGCGGAGGATATTCGTCGATAACTATGGATAAGACGGGCCTAGAAGTTGACGACGTAATGATTAGGGCGGAAATGAGGCTGAATACCAGCGGATTAGTTGATGCCGAGTCTTACAGGAAGCTGAGACAGACTGTAGATAACTCTTTTGGCATGATCTCCGTGTATGGCGGATTTGTGAAGAGCGTATCGGAAAGCTTCCAAAGCGGAAAGTGGAAGATGACCATTAACTGTGTAGATAATATGGCCTGGCTCCAGTGGTCTAGGTTTAATATATCGCCATCTCTTAGCGATCCAAAGGGCATCTTGGAGGACCCACTAACTCCATTCGACATTCCATTGGATGACACCGGCGCTGTTGTGTACGGAGAGGGGCAGCAGCTCCTTCAGGAGAATAAAGACTTATTACATTCTGGACTGCTATCGTATGACTCGGGGCTGCTCGCCGGCCAAAATGCTTCTGAGGGAAATATTCTTCAGGGGCAATATAATGGAGCAGGGTCTCTCGATGGAGCAAAGGTTTTGCAGCATCCGAGCGGATTTGTTTACAGGTGGAAGACGGGAATTATTACTGCAACTGCAGGCTTTCAGGTGGCCGACCCAACTCAGGAGGCAAATCGACAATCTCAAACCGATCGATCTCAGTATGGATTGACGGTTGCAGAAGATGTTTTGTCAAATCTCGATATAGCAAATATTTTGAGCGTTCTCATAATCGGAGAACCCTACAATGTAGAGACTTTTATGAAGAGGACTTTTGAGGCCCACTCTAGAATTAATAGGTCATCAACAACTCTCGATCCGGCGGACCCACTGAGTGCAGTAATTGAGTCTGTGCGTCGTCAAAATGATTATTATGGAAATTTTCAGCCATATAGAATGATTACAATGAGTAATTCGACAATACAGCAGACTATATCTGCAGTTGGAAAGCTCGAGGTTGCAAAGAACTCTGTAGATCTACTTCAGAGAAGAAAGATTTCAATAAAAAGAAGAATATCAGATCTCAGAAAGAATGCTCACACTCAAAACGGAATACTTATAAATGCACTAGAGGCAGAGATTCAGTCTATAAGCGCCGCCATAAGCGATCACGTCAGGGTGGGGCTTCAGGCTGGGCAAATTTCTTCGGCAGATAATGCTGTAATTCAATTTAGTCTTTTTGGGTCTAATCCGTCGCTTCCAACTTCGAGCAATGAAGCCAGAGAGCATGATATAAATAGGGCCACAATGTTATTGGGAGCTCAAAGAAAAATCGATCAAGTAAGACTTAATTCAGATAATAATTTGTTTATTGTATCAGATCAATATGATTATAATACTGACTTAAGACCATTCCTTCTTCGGCTCAACCGATCTGGGTGGAAGCTATTTGACTCAGATTATGTTGATGTTTATAACAAGTGTACTGCGGCAACTAGTCATTTGAAATTAGAGTTCTTTTGCAATCCAAACGGACACCTGGAGTTTAGGCCGCCGGCATGGAATAAGGTTCCATATAGCGTTTTAGAAGAGGCAATAAATATGAGTCGAGAGACTGGAAGAACTATAATTCCAGACTTTATAACAAATATGTTTCAGACGAGAATAGATAGCCTTTATTTGGATATTCATACGCAGAATATTAGAATAGTATTGATAGCCCTAATGTTGGGTCGATATCCAGATAGTACGTTGATTCCAAATATGATAACTTCCGGTGGCGACTCTTTGGAGTTCTTTGGAGTAAAGTCTCCAGAGCCAAAAGGATTTTTTGGAAATCTTTTAGGAGGAATCCCGGGAATGTCATCTGGAGCCACTAATGATTCGTCAATTCCCCTTACTCGGGTTGGAGATTTAACAGAGCAGAATAATGTTTCTCTTGGAAACGGAATTAATATATCATTTACAAGCACGGAAGAAAAGGGAGACGTCTTAGACGCGGATACGGAAACAATATTGGGCGCATTCGATGTAATATATAGGGAGTCTGCCGGTGTTTCTGATGATCTATATGGAGCCATATTGGGGATCGGAACCCCTCCTGCGACGGCCGGAGGCGCGGCAACTGTTGAAAACCTAAACGCAATAAGAAACTCCTTTATGTCCAAAACAGGGAGGGATCCGGCCAAGAATCTTGGGATAGATTTAAATATAGGATTTCAAAGTAAGGACTTCTTCTTTGGGTCGGCTACGGGCTCCGACGCTGCAGAGAGGGCTGTAGATAATCTTTTGGGCGAAAGTGATATTCTAAGCAAGCTAGAAAGCGCTATTTCAGAGAGGGACTCCTTGGTGTCGCTGCTTAAAAACAATATAGCAAAAAGAACGGAGCTCGAAGAAATTGAGCAAATGTTTTATGGAGATTATGGCTCAGAGGATGAGATAAAAAGCATGAGCGGGAATAGCGCTATTGCAAAACTCACTCGCGGCCTAAAGTCAATCGGAGAGCCCCTTCAGGCGGTTAATCGTGGGATTAATGCTATAAAGGATATTTTAACGGGGTCGGCGGCAAAAGGGTCTATTTTTGACCATTTGATTGAAGATGACCGAAGAAACCTTTTGGGTCCAGGTTCTGGCTCTAGGTTTATAATCGGAGAAGAAAATATATTATCTGCTAGCTTTTCGGAAAATCCACCGGAATTTACAAGAGTGGATATAAAAGGAGATCTGCCACTCGGCGTAGCAGATGCTCTTGAGCGCTCGCTCGAGGGTTATTATCTTTGGGCGGGGGCAACGGACTTTGATCTCTGGCGTCAATATGGGTACAAGCAAAAGAATATAAAAGTTCCATTTATTAGCGACCCAGAGTCTCAGGGTAGGCCGTATGCTATTTTGGAGCTACAAATGCAAAGAGCCCTCATCAATAAGGGCTCTGTAACCTTGGCGGGAAACGAGTTTTATCGACCAGGAGATGTGGTTTACTTATCAGAAAAGGGGCTTCTTTATTATGTAAATTCTGTAAATCACTCATTCTCCATAGGCCAGTCCTTTACTACGACCTTGGATCTTACATATGGGCATCCTCCCGGGATCTACCTCCCCACGCCACTTGATGTAATCGGGCAGCAGTTTGCAAAGGACCCAATGAAGCACAGCACAATAACATATAGAAACGAAAGAGGGGATGATAATTATAGACCATTGCGCCCGGATTGCTCCCTGGTGTTTCCCTCCACCCCTGGCGCGGGCGTTGCTGAGCTTCTGGCGTATGGAGATAATCAGGTAAGGTTTACAAATATGATGATCGATCTGGCCGGCACTGCCGTTGGAAATAGATACGTTCTAATAAGAACGTTTGTAAAATCAAAATATGATAATTCTGCAAAATCTGATGCAGAAAGAAACTCCAGCACCGTCAAGTCTTTGCTAATGGATCCGCAGCAGGTATCTCATCAGCCTTCTGGCACGTCTGGGCTGGATGTTCTTATGGAAACTGGGAGGGACCTGTTTATGGGGACCGGAACTTCGAAAGAAGTCTCTCCAATGAGGCTCCCCAATAATATTATGGCCAGTCCCGTTCCGGAAGATAAAATTTTAGAGCAAATTGTATATTTAGAAAAAGAAGATGAAAATACCGTTGGAACAATCAGGTGCATGAATGTGGATATCGCAGGAGATCTAAGTGCTGCTGGTATCAGCATAAGTGATGCTGATATTCTTGGAGTCTTTCCAAAAGGGGGTCCCAAGCAGAAGACATGGCTGGATTTGCGAATAATGATGAGTAATACAGAAAATGTGATCGAAATAGGGATAATCGATATTCCGGGATCAGTAAGTGAGGCTGGGGGGTAGTAATGGTTTCTGGTTTAAATCCATTTAAAGCTTATTCAATGCTCTCATATACCGTCGTAGGAGTCGATGGTCGTGGAGGTGTTCTTCTCGAGTCCGATGATTCCGCGGGAACGTCAATCCCATCTGTTTCGGCATCGATCCCACAGTGGTTGGCGGGAACGGATCACGGAATAGTCTCCGGAGGAACATCCCTGAATGGAATGAGGGTATTTGCGTGCAGAATCGCGAACACCGATGAGCTGGTCATAATGGGGGTAAAAACACCGCCGATTCATGTAAATGAAAGTGGAATCGACCCATCAGATCGGCCAGCCGGGCTTACTCCCCTTCCGAGGAGCATGCTTGAAAATGGAGAGTTGTGCATACTTGGCCCATCTGGCTCCATGGTTCTTTTGGATAATGATGGAGTGGAAATATCGGTTCCAAGCGGATCCGGATATAAGATTGGCTCCCTGGACGGAAGTGCTACTCGAACTCAGATTTCAGCTTTATTTCATGGCGCAGTTAGGGCAGATGCGGGCGGGATAGTTAGGTCAACAACGGTTCGAAGAAGCGGCTCCATGATGCCATCAATTCCGAGTAACGACGATACGGATCTTAATATATCTAGAGACCTTTCGGGCAGCGAAAGAGGGCTGTTTGCCGCCACCGCCGAAGAGTTCTCCGACGGCGGCGCACCGAGAAATATTCCAAGAAGTGAATTTAGACAAGTTATAAATGAGTTCCCAAGTTATGTGGGCTTTGCGGGATTCGGCCCGGAATCTGCACTGATAATGGAGACAATGCCAGTACATGGGGCCACAACTGGAGGTCTCAAGTTCCGCAGAGGAATGAGTCACAAGAATGCATTATTTTTAGACTCAAGTCAGCTAATTGAGGTAATTGGCGGAAGCGTAGTTGATATGGGATCCAATGTTTTGGATATAAACTACGGAAAAGTAAGTATTGGTGGGGCCGATGGCGCCGTTCCCACCACGGATGTTGGCAGAGGCTTTGAAAAGGCAAGAAGAATATCCAGAAGAGAGCTTGGTTACCACTTTCAGCTGTCGACATCTACGGAAATAAGCAGCCCCGTCGAAACTGCTAGTAATTTCGTTTTTGGAATCGACAAAGAGGGGGTTGCAAAATTAAATGTTCCAAGGAGCTCTCCTACCGGAAACATCCCATATGTAACTAATGCAAAATTGTATAATAACAATGGAGAAATATCGGTCGAGCCAGCACTCCCTACCTCCGATGAGGATATTCCGATAACGTTGAGATCTAAATCTGGAATGGTAATATATCCAAAGATAAATCATCCATTTCCATCTCAGCGCACAAAGCGTGGTACTGGGGTTAGGTTTGCAAATTCATCGGGGTACTTTCCGGAGGAGGGGGAAACTGCGAGGGTAAATACCACAAAGCATCATAATATGTATGCCGCAGCTGAGATGTTGATCGCGAATACTATTTCGAAAATTTATATTCCCCCAAACAATATAACTCCGACGGGAAAGATTCCACGAGGAGCTCCTAGTCGTCCAGAGGGGTTTGAGATATGTACCGGCCCGCTAAGAGGAGACGGAAGAGAGGAGTCAAAGCCCCATTCGGGATCTATGGCGAAAATAATTGTCTCCCCAAAGGGGTCTGCCATTGACTCCGGAGGCGGAGTCACGGTGTGCGGAAAGGACAGGACTAGTAACTATAATGAAGATGGAACGCGTGCAAACGGGTTTTTTGGGAATGTATTTGACATAACGTCTATTGAGCCAGCCCCGGATGGAGGATCCGCTGTCGAAATATCTCAAGTGTCTTCTGGGGCTCCAATATCTTCCGCCGGCGGAAGAAGTATGAACGTAAACCTCGAGGGCTCACTAGAGATGTCTGTTGGGGCGGATGACGCCGACAAGAAGAGCGTGGTGTTGGATACGGCAGGAAGTCTGATCGCATGGCTGGGGAAAGATAAAAATAACAGGAGTGCAGTCGTACAGACAGACGGAGACGTAGCGATTAGCGTTGGAGGGATGAGCTCTGGGGGGTTCAGTGCCGGCAGGTTTGATCTTAGAGTAAACGTAGTAAACAAGGGCACCTTAGATGCTCATTATAATAGTGAGCCGCCAGAAAAGACGATGCCGACGAAAGGCTCCCCGGGTGATGCCGAAGTACTCCCGCCATATGCATCAGACTACATTATATCGATCGGCCCCCACGGCCTAGTTATAGCAGGAATGAATCCCCATACTCCGATGGTTATTAGGAATGATGGCAATCTAATGTTAGAGGCGACCGATAAATTAATTTTATCTGGAACGAAAATTATGATGAGAGAGGGAGGCAAGGCCGAGCGGCCTTCGCATCAGGACACAGTATCTGCATCGGATAAGGGTAGCGCAAATCCTCTGGATATAGCAACATCTATAAAGGAGGCCATCGAGGTCGCTGCAGAGTCGCTTGTCCCCAAATCGTGCGAATAACAGTCTCGATTAAATAAGATGTTTGTAGTAATATATTGCAATAGTTTTTAGGTTTAATAAATGGCAGAAAAAGCATCAGAAATATTACCGCTAATAGTTGGCGCAAAAATTCCAAGCTCGAACGAGGAGTACTCCCTTTATCGTGTAAACTGTGAGGCAAATAACTCCACAGAGACCTCGAAGTCTGGCGACTTACAGGTTTTGCACCCTTGTAATGATGACAATTACTTGCCGTTATCCGGCGGGGCGGTTGCCGCCATCCCAAGTCCACTCGGAGTATTTACCTCTGATGGCATTCCTGACAGTTTAAAGAGCAATAATTTACAACGTTATGGTTCGACAATTTCTGCTGTAAAAAGCCTATTTCTCGACGACCCCATAATGGAGGCCGCTGCAACTGACGGGAGCAACATAAATTTCTCAAAACTCATAGAAAGGGTTCGAAAAGCCTCGACGAGGGCTCTCAAGGGCATGCCATCAGACTTGCCGTGGGGAGTGGGAGGCCCTCCGGAGCTATATTTGGCGGGGCATACTCCGACGGACCGAAGAGACTCTGTTTTAGATTATGAATCTTTAAAGGCAAATCTCGGCTCAGATCAGCCAATATCCGGCAAAGAGATCGGAAAATTTAAGTTTATTCCGATAGAAGCCCTTGCATCATTAATTATGGTTCTCTCGGGGAAGGACGAAGCCTCAGAGGCGGGGCCAGACGACAGAAGTGGAAAGGGCCTTTATAATGCAGTCGGTCCAAGCGGAAGGACCATGGGAGAGCTGGCAGAGTCGTTATGGCAAAAGGCATCTGCAAGCAGCCCGATCGAGACGGCAGATGACATAGCCGTAACAGATATAATGAATGCTGTTTTGGATCTGTTTCCCATCTTTAGGGTGTCAGAGGACGATATCAATGCGCCCAACCCGGAAAGGATAGTCGGGTACTATACCGCTTATAATAATACATTATATGCAAAGTTTCCAGAACTAAGCGGAACAGATTCTTCTGGGTCGTCACCAAATATGCATGAAATCGGAGAAGAAGACTCCGAGACTCCCGGTCCGCTATTTTTTCTAAGGGTGTTTTACGGGTCCTCAAGCATACAAGAAAGCATAGCGATAAACCACTTGCCGCCGCCATCTTTGGGCTTGAATTCTGAGTCCGCTGATTATCCTGTGCATGGAAACCTGGAAATAACCCTGGACGCCGAGGGTTTAAATCCGGATATGCTTCATAAGTATAACTTCTTTCTATCACCACTCATGACTCGCCCCGACGATCTGCCGCTAAGCTCTCAGGGCATGGAGCTTTCTCCTGGAGAAATAGAGGTAGTAACGTCTCCTGTTCTGACGAGAGCCACCACTGGGGCTCCGACCATAGGGGGATTTGTGTTGAACCCGTGGTTCACCCCCGCGAGGACTTTGAATTCGTCCGGAAATTTTAATATATCTACCACCCTGGAAGACCAGACATCTATTACTCTTACGGGGGCCGCAGAACACAGTATCTCCCTGTCTGTGGGAGATGTTGGGATCCCGAATGTCAACCTCCCGACATTCGTTGGATCTGTGGATCTTCTTGTGGGAGAAAAGAATCGATCAGATGGATTCTTGGGCGATTCTTCTGATAATGATGATATTTATTTTAACAATAACTCGTCGCATTTAAAAAGGATGCTATCGTCTACTAGGCCAAAGTTTTTCAATATTAATTTAGTATCTAGCCTTTGGGCGAAGAATCTCTCTCCGGCGACTTCTGGAAAAGAAGATGGAGAGCCGGTGGTTCGAGTAACGTTCGACGGCCTTGATATAAGGAAGAAGTTCAGGCCGCCAGCCGATAATATTAAATTTGCAGTTTACGTCATGGACGAGATCGGTCAAATTGCCCGGGCAACAAATTCTGTGCTACAACTAAGCCTCCCCTCCCCAAGCCTTGGTCGCGTCACCCCGGGAGGCTTCCAGGGGGACCTTCCTATGTATGGCTCTGAGCGGGCAATTGTGACGATTAGCGGGAGTGACTTTGACGAGGTAGTCGGGGTTCGTTTTAGCCCGGCAAATTCTCTGGACCCAAGCCTGGCAACTGATCATTACTTTTCGGACGGTGTCTTTAGGGGAATTGTTAGCGAGAACTCTATAGGGATCATGGGGGTTGATGACTCTGCAGATTATGGTACGCTAACGGGACTGGGCTCGAACGTTGGGCCCGTGACTCTCGGCCTAATAGATCGAGTGGGAGGGATCCACTATGGTGCTGGGCGGACTGGGCTTGCTTATATATCTCCCGGTGGAACGCCGAGCGCAGATAGGCCATCGAGAGATGAGGTCCCGCCTCCACTTGTACTGATTGAGCATCCAGAGGAGGAGTTTGAGGCCGCAAAGTTTTTTGAAAATAGCTTTAGTGCAGTCCCTCTCTTGATGGATGGAGGCAGTGCAAAGTTAAAGATAAAGTCAAATAACAAACTGTTTCGATCTGGAAATAAATTATTTGGATACCTAGCGTTAAAATCTACGGAGAAAAACAGGAAGATAATAAAGGACTTCTCGATGCCATCGGAGGTTGTTTCTTTGCGCGCTGGCGATGGCGAGAATTATATTGTTGCAATAAATGTTATTTATAGATTTAGTGACTCTAACTCTGGTGATTTTTATCGGCTGTCAAACAAAAATAGTATTTTAAAATTCCCCGGATCAAGCTATGTCGGATATAATTTTTCTCAGCTTCCGAGTGCAGATGGTCCCTCGAAGATACTTATAACTAACAAAGAAATAGAGCTGGCGGCACCTGCTGACAACGATGGCGCCGCTGCCGGCGATCCGGATCCTTTGGAGGTTACATTAGAGCCGAATGGATATGGAACGGTAGATATAGATGGATTTTCTCACCCTCCAACAATCCGCGGGCTATATCTTAAGCTACCCGGCAGTGACGATGTACAGACCAATGCGAGGGAGTCCGACATCAATGGTAAGCTGAAAAAGAAGCTCGAGAAAAGAAACCTTGAACCCAGCGAATATGGAAAGAAGCTGAAGGCCGGAAACAAAGTCAGCCTGTTGGGTGTTCACGTTGATCTTCCCGCTGGAGCAGGGAAGTACAAGGGATATATTGGAGGAAAAAGGCTTAGTAGAAAGCTTGGATTCGAAAGCCTGACTGGCCGTAGGGTTAAGTTTGGTGGCGGTGCATTATTTGTATTTAAAGGAAAGCAGATCGACGACGACGGATGGCTCGATGTTGAGATAAGAAAGAAAGATAAAAACTATGGGGTTACCTATGGCTCTTCCGTATACAACCGAGTTACCGTCAGCATAGAAGGGGATGAGCCATTCGAAACTGTTGATGGCGTTAAGATTTATAATGGTAGCGATCTAAAAGTTTTAAAAGGTGAAAGTGACATCAACCAGGGCAGTCCAAGCCAGGTAGTCGGCGAACCGGTGGATAGTAGTAGTGTTATCATTCCAACGGAAAGGCTAATACTCGCGCCATCTAGTTATCCCCGTCCAGGCGGATCCGCATCAGATGTTGAGTTTATGAGCGAAGTGGTTTTAGTCCCAAATATAGGGCTCAAGCTGGGCCGTGAGGCCGGTACGGGTGACAATAAAATTATTCATGGAACGCGATTCGAAGGCATTCCGGATGAGCTTATTGTCAATTTAAGTCCGGGCGGATATATTTCCCAAGTTATAAATTCAGACATTCTGGGAGAGATCGGCGCAGCGTTAGGGGCGGAGAGCGAAAATAAAGTTGGCGGGATACCTCCGGACTTGTGCTCGGAAATATCACGATCACAGGCCCAATCGGAGCCCGATCCCACTGGCTCGGGAGAGGTTGGGGCGGCGAGCGACTCCGGCTCTGCGGGCGGCGGGGCATCGGGCTCCGAAGAAGAGGGGGGTTCCGGTACGGCAGCAGGGGCTTCGGATCAGGCCGCTGCGCTGGCCCAGGTCGAGGACCAAGTCGCAGCGGCAGAGCCAAGCGATACTGGCTTGCTGGATGGCGCCGTGAATGCTGTCGTTGAGGGTGCCGAGGCTCTTGATGACGCATCAAAGGCTGCAAATGAATTTGTTGATGATGTAAATAATCTCACTAACGTCTTAACGGACGACTTATCGTCCGCGGCGGACTTCGTTGAAAACTTTTTGAATGATTTCGCAGGAAGCATAGAGGGACTCTTAAACTCTATGATAGGCTCGAGCGCAAAGCTTGTTGGGACAGATCTAGAAGGAATAATTATTCCAAGTGGAGCAGAAGTCTCTGGAGCCCAGATACATAATAAGGAGGGGTCCAGGGACTACAAGCTGGTCCTTGAAATGGAGATAAGGAACGCCTCATCTATTCGATTTAATATTCCGGAAATAGTCGAAGTAAAGAAGGAGGGTGATGAAAATATTTATCTTCCAAATCAGTCGGAGAGTGTGACTGCGGGCACGTTTCCAATTTCAAAGTTATCAATCAGAACGGGGGAAAAACTAAGAATAAAGTCCATTGGAGTCACAGAGACTACGAAGTTTGAAATTTCCGGAATAAGAGCGAACAGAGCGGGTGCAATCTCGTTCTTGGGCCCAACGCAATTAACGACGATTATTGTTCCGGATATGAGTTTATCACCAACATTTTCTATGGATGGCTGTGTAACGTTTGGTCTGACAAACTCTAACGAAAATATGATGAGAGGGATTCTCCAGCTTGGGACGGAAAAAACATTTTCTTTAGAAGATGATTTTGGAGACATGCTAGAGAGGATGGGCCTGGATGACATAAAAGATAGAATTGAAATGTTCCAGCTAAGGATCGGCGCCTGGATCGGGGACAAGTCTATGGCCGCAAAGGAGTTCCTGAATAGCTTCTGTGACTTGTCCTTTCATCTTACCGCTGAGCTAAAGTATCATCTTGATGACTTAAAGACATTATATATTCCAATTAAAGTTATTTTGTGTATTATTGATGTTATTTGTGCGTTAATGAATCCATTTAAATTGGCTTATGCAATAATAAGATTATTTGCTTGCCTTTTTGAGTTGCTGCTGCTTCTTCCTCAGATCGCAATTCCTATTGCGGTACTGTTTCTGCTTCTGCACCTATTGGAGCTTCTCCAGTGCGTTATTCTGAAGATCCTCGGATGGATAGTCGCTATAAATGATATAATTACATCTTTAGATGCGGCTATTACATATAAAAATTATGCGGCGATAGTAACCCTGGAGGAAACTCTTAATGAGCATATTTTTAGTCTGGAAACCGATCTTGAGGTTCTTGAGCCAATAATTACAATTCTTGGAATGATTCTAGAAATAATTCAAATGTTCTTCCGATTCCCATGTGAGATCGAAGAAGATGGAGATCCAGAGATGTGCATCTCTCCGTCTATGCTTGCTGGAATTATCTTGAGCAAAGTTATGAGCCCAACGGGAGAGATAACTCCCGACGCCCTTCTTCCTATGGCTCAGAGCTATACTGCGTTGCCGAAGAGTAACGTTGGAGGCTATGGAAATACTCCGGAGGCCGGATACGATAGTGAGATCGAAAACAAGGATGGCGGGACCTCCGGCGTACCGGGCAACGTTCTGGTTCGCCCGGGAGAGGCCGGAGTAGGCGATCTCGTCGCTAATTACGAAGAAGTAATGGATACAGAGGGCGAGCTCTTTAGTGTGCACTTCGGGGAGGAGGAGATCGATGCCGATGGGAATCCGGGCAGGTATGCAAATGTAAAGCCATCGTCGGTAAGGTTTGACAATGGAGATTTTGAGGCAACTTTCGGTTTATCATTCACAAAGTCGACCAAGGGTGGATTTAAAATCTTCAAGGGTCCAGACCCAAGAGTTGTAACCTTTGAGTTTGAGGAATCTGGGATTACTAGCTGGGCTGCATACCACTGGTTCCTCGGAATATTTGTAAAGGCAAAAACACTTGATGAGCTGCAGACTTTGGATGATGGCCCTGTCTTTTTAAAGAAAGACGGCGATGGGAATTTGCGCTTAAGCGAAGGCACCGACGGCGGATGGGATCTTGTCAGTCCTCGGGATGGTTATAATAATTATTTAAAGGGAGCTGGATCGCTCCAGCCTCGCGGTTTAACTCTGGATTTAATATCCTATTCCCAGGAAGTTGATGATAAGGGATTCCCACTGGAAGATCTTACTGAGACCCCATATCAAAAGACGTTCCCGGGGATTCCGATGGTTGCCTTGGTTGACGATGAATTTAATGTTTACTTTATAGAGCCAAATGGAATTAATACCGTTGGAAACAAGATAACATCTATAACTGCTAAAATGATAAATCATCCTTCGGCTCCAAAGCAAAAAGCATCAAAAGATGACTTTACGGTATATAGAACTACCGAGGAAGAAGGCGGCGGCGGCACCAAAAATGGCGAGAAAATAGTACAACAACAGGCTAATGCAAACTGGATCTTGGCAAATTACGAGGCCGCTTCTGATCCAGGGGGCTGGAACACCGTGCCCTGGGGGCCCGATGGCGACCCCGGCAGCGGCTATTTTGCCAAAATTCCTGCAAGCAGTTACAACGCAACGTTCGGCGCTGGTGCCACCGACCATGACGAGTTCACTCCTCCATTTCCAGATGAAGGGCAACCTTCACCACCAGGCGCTTACAACTATCTGCATACCGATGACGACCACAGTCCCGACGACGATCAGCAGGCAATCAGTGAGGCAATCGACACGATAAAAGTACTTGATTTTCCAAGATTATATGTGGTAGATCTTCGCCATTGCGCCGACGAAATAGCTTCGGCATGTCAGGTGTCAGATATGAATGAAGCATTGTTTGACCTCGGACCGATGGACGCCATTTGGCCGGATGATTTCGGATCAATAGTGGGCGAGGCAAATGATTGTATAGAGTCATTTAGGGATTATATAAAGGAAAAGTCAAAAAACATACTCACAGCAGCAAGCGATAAAACTCAGTCGATAGAAGATTTTCAGATAAAACTTAGAGAAACAAAATTCGACGTAGAAGAAGTATACGACGAGCATAAAAAACTAGAGCTGTGTATAGACGATGCAGTTACAAGGGTGTGTCCTTGGGTGTTTAATCCGTTAAATACCGGATTTAAGATAATAAATGAAGAGCTAGCAGACTCGGGAGATGAACTGGGAGAGGATCCGACCAGGCTCGATCCAGATATAATAGATGGCGTTAGTTTTGATTTGCCAACCGTAACTGGTGCATCTGAATTTGCCTCTGGGATTGGAGATATGATAATGATTGAGGCCGGCTCGCCAGTTTATATAGAGATAGTCCCTCGTGATTCTAAAGATGCGGACTTTCCGATCTCAAGAGACTGGTCCAGCCACGTCGAGCTGAATATAGTAAAAGACAAGACTGAGTCTAGGGCGTACTTTATGGAGATAAACGAAGATGGAAATATAATCTCCAGAGAGAGTGAGAAATATTTTGCTTCTATTACATCTCAAACGCCTGGCGTTGTGCAAATATCTGCATCATTTTGTGATATTCCAATAAGAGCCTGGGCAGACAAGGGGCTCATATTTCCGGAGTCCGCGGAGGATCTCGGAGTAGACTGCATTCCGGACGCAGAGGAAGCTCAGGAGTTATTTTCTCCCGGGTCGATTATGCAGGTTGACAGAATCTTAACTATAATATTTACTCCAAAGGTCAAATCTGGTATTAATTTTGAAAATGATGCAAGAGATGCCAGCGCCGAGAGCGCGAAGCCATCCCCTCAGGGCTTTGGCACAAAGCTTGAAAACTAAGAGGAATGTATGAGCGACGATACGACAAGCCCTGAGGGCAGTGACCCCATAGAGGAGTACCTGAGGAGCGCCAACATTATGGCTCGGGGCCTTTTGGGCAACCAGCTTGCCGCAGCAAGAGGGCTTATGGATCGCTTTACGGACTCTTCGGATGGCGTTTCTGGGGCCTATTCGGATTTAACAGCCGGAGCGAGTGGGGCGCCGCTGCTTCAGGCAATTGAAAAAATATTATCTGACGCAAAAGATCTACCGGAACTGCTCAGAGGAATGAGGTCATCATGGATGCCAATAGAAATCCTCGAGTCAATTGAAAAACATGGGGAAAATACTGTAGTTAATGAGGCCATTCCAAACTCAACCGCCGCAATGGAGTCTTATGAGAATGCATTCATGAGAATGCTTGGAATGCCAAGCTCAAATGATATAGATGATTGTCATGCCTGCTTGCTTGATATATCTAGCGACGGAAGAGCATCGCTGGAGAATACGAACTTCGATGAATTTGTGGGAAGGGCATCCGTGACAAGCGGGCTGTGGGGGACATTAAACAAAAGACAGGAAGCAGAGGGGAGCCGAGTTAGTAATGCGGCATTATTTGACTATATAAATAGCAGCTCGGATCCGTTTTCAGAGGCTCCGCCGGTTGGCGATAGCGAAAAAGAAGAGATGAAGAACATAGCTGACGAAATAAATAAAGCAAGGGGCATTGGGGCTGGCGACTCCGGCGCGGCGGCTACGGCGGCAGCAGGTCTTGCTGCGCGTACCGATGCAGCCACGGGGGTCCAAATATTGCTTTCGTCCGGAAGCTCGCTCAATGACGGAGCCGAAGTTTTTACAATTTTGGTCGCCAATGAAATAGATAGCCTCCCAGGCTTGAGCGAGAAAAGGCTGAAAAGAATATTTCTAAAACTGACAGGCGGCGCGCCACCCGAAACTGTGGATTGGCTCCATGAGCCTGGTAATTTTTATAAGCATGTTTATCTGCTGTTTCCACCGTTCCAAGATGGGGATATAGAAACTTGCATAAATGAGCCATCAAAGATTATTGCCGAGCCATTCCTTCCGAGGAGCCAAAGGACGATAAATGGAGCCACTATGAAGTCGACCCTGCTGGAGGCAGTTATAAGGCTGAGAATGGATAGAATCTCTGGAACGCTAGCATTTGCCGGCTCTAGAGACCCGCTTTCTGAGGAGATAAACCTTGGAGTAGAAATGACCATAGATAAAACCGCCGATAGCATGGGAGTGGTAGAGGCAATGGTTATATCCAGAATGTGGTCCGCAGTGATTGGAATGGTTCAGTGGGCGAAAAAGAAAAATAAAGACATAAAGAGAACTCCGCAGTTTTCGGCCTCTGAGGATGGTCGAGTGGACTCTAGTTCTCGCCCTTCCGTGGCTCAAACATCTTCGCCAGCCCCAGAGTCGGATGAGCAGACCAAACTCCGAGCGGCATTATTGTTCGAAGAGTCGGCGATGACATTATTTGGAGAGGCGTCGAGCCCACTGGCAATAGATCTTCAGAGAAATACCCAAAGAAGCTCCGACATTGGAAGCGCTCATTTTATGGGCCATGTGATGAAAATAGTTGGAGCAAATCAAGATGCAATAAGAAGCAAGCTAACTGCATCTGCAGAGAGAAGGGTGGCCGCGCAAAGAAGGGTGGCGGAGAGTGCAATGGAGGATATAATGCTGATCCTGGGAACGAAAAAGGGAGTTGGAATTCTGGATCTTATGGCCTTTTCTATTGCGCTCTTCTCAATGGAAGAGGGCGGCCTGATAGGCTTGCTGAACGATTCTCAATATGAAAATATGAAGAGAGAATTTCCAGACGGTACATTTGATCTTTTTGAAGAAAGAAGCTCAATTGAGGGTGGTAGAAAATCAATAGTTGAGTCCGTAAATGATGTCGCATTTCTTGCAAATGCCGTATACAGGACGTTCATGGAAACATGGAGCCCTTCGCCGACTCCACCGCCGACGCCGGCCGATCCGCTCGATGCCTAGGCCGCCTTTGCTGGGGCTTTGCAGCGATAGTAGTTTTTCTATTATTTTTTACTTAAATATCGAAGTTTAATTGTTTAATTTAATAGGAATATAAATGTCGTTCGATCTTAAGATACAGAATGGAGATCTAAGGCTTGTAGCGGGGGGTGGGGTAGATACTGTTGCTGAAAACTCTAAGTTAAAGCAAGATCTTATAAAGATATTATTAACCCAAAAGGGCAGCGTAAAATATCATAGAAATTATGGTAGCATAATTGGCGCGCTAAGGGTAGGTCACTATACTGATGAAAATATGATGTCCATGGAAATAATAGCATCGGCAAAATCAGCTATTAAAACTCTAATTGCAATGCAAAGAGCACAAGAGAGGCGGCAATTTTTATCTCCAGGCGAGGCAATAGTTGAAATTAGAAATGTTAACGTAGGCAGGGACCTTGATGACCCAAGATTATATAATATATCCATTTCAGTTATTACCAGAGAGCTAACAGAGGTTAGTGAGTTTATAACCGTAAGGTTAACATAGGAATTAAAGATGGCATCATTTAGAACATTTAGCGAAGTAGTAGCAACGATGTTGGAAAGATTAAGATTGGTTCAGCCAAATCTTGATACCAAGCCCGGATCTGTATCTAGGGATTTGTTTGTAGATATTCAGGCGGACCAAATTGATCGGCTATATAGAACGCTGGCGGCAATATCTGAAAAACAATCTTTGGCCTCAACCTCTGGTGCGGATTTGGATATGCTTGCATCAAATTTTGGGATAACAAGAGCGGCCGGAGCGTTAGCATCTGGGGTCGTTATTTTTGCTACAAATTCGATTTCTACTGATATCCTAATTCCATCTGGAACGACCGTTAGATCTAGAAATGGCGTTTCGTTTTCTGTAATCGGCAATTATGCAATGACCCCATTTGAGAAGGGAAGGTTCGCAGCAACGGCAAATAGGCTTAGAAAGTCACTAAATATAGCGGGAATAAATAGTAAATATGCGATTGAAGTTCCAGTTCAGGCAACACGCCCCGGTACTGCCGGAAATGTTGCATCTCTTCAGATTATAGAATCAAATGTTGGATCCGGAGTTAATGTTGTAAATTTAACCTCGCTATTTGGAGGATCAAACGTAGAGGTTGACTCCTCTTTTCGTGCAAGGATTTTGTCTATATTTGGAGGTTCAAATACCGGAACATCTTCTGGGTATAGAAGCGCAGCGCTCAGCTCTCCGGGAGTTCTGGACGCGATAGTTGTGGAGCCGGGAGATACACTCATGTCGAGAGACGGAACAGAAACTATAGAATTAGACGGCGGTGAGAGTCGAATTTTATCTTCTGGAACTGGCGGAAAAGTCGATGTATACATTCTCGGAAAAAATATAGTGGAATCTTCAGAGTCATTTATATATACAGATCTATCGGGTAGTGGCGGAGCTAGTGATGAAAGAAATGATGTAATTCTCGGGCAAGCCGGGCAAGACCCAACAAGGACTGCATCGGAGCGTAGAGTTTTGGCATTTAAAAACGGAAACCTTCCATTTCAGCCGGTCGATTCGATAGTCTCTATTGTAGGAAGCCAGTCGGGGGTCTTCGCGGAAGAATCTACCGATGAGAATGGGGTGTCCTCTGGAAATTATAGATTAGTGAAAGATCTGAACCCAGAAACAGGCGGAAGCCCGTTTGGATTCGATTCGATTCATTTTATATCCGGAGAGAAAGAGGTTCTTGGGGAAATAGTTTCAAAGCCAAGTCTGAATAGTGCTGATGCTCTGAGATATACCGATATGTCCGATATGGGCAGCGTATACCAGGATATTAGAATAATAGGAGAAAACTCATCTATATCTATATCTGGAAGAGATTATATCCAATTAAATCACTTTCCAGTTACTAGCGTTTCTTCTATAAAAAATAAAACAACGGGTGAGACCTATGTGGTGGGCCGCAGCAACAGCTTGTCTGGCGGCGGATCGGAGACCGGGCTAATAAGAATCGAAGGCCGGAGCCTTCCAAGCTCATCGGACATTCTTGAGGCGGCGTATACATGGAGAAAAAGATTCGATAAGTATATCGATTATGATCATGTTGATAATGAGCGCAGCTTATTCGATGATTCAAAGTCTGACGTCATAGATTGGGCGCTAAGCAATGGAATCTATAAAGAATCCGCAATAATAGAAAAGACCAGCGATGGCATAGAGTATATAGTTTCCACCGAGCAGCAAATAAGTAGGGTGGTTTCTGTTTACTCAGTATCCACAATAGACGGAGCCATAGGGGGCGTCCCAAGAGATGGAGTCTTGGGGGCAATCGGGATAGATCTTGGCGGAGAATACCCCGACATAAAAAATGTTGAGTCGGTGATTACCTCGACTGGGGTCGAAGTTTATAATACAAAAGCTTCAGATGGCGGGTTTGCATCTAACATCATATATTTGCCATCGGATTCTCCGGCGACTGCCGGAGAGGCTGTGACTGCGTTCTTTAACAAGGTAGAGTTATTTGACATCGAGGGCGGCAATGGATCGTTCGGCCTAAACTCAATAACTCTTCCTTCCGAGGACATATTATCGGAGGCGCAGGTATTAGACCTCGTAGACGAGACGGAGCAGTTGGGTTCGGATATTTTTGTAAAATACGTTGCAGAAATTCCAAATATTATTGGCGAAGTGTCCCTGGAGGCGCTGCCGATCCTCGGCTCTGACGTTTCTAACTCTCTATTTTCTTCTGTAACGTCTGATAGTGCCCAGGGTATGCAGCCAATATTTTTTGACCACGCCTCCGGAGGTGTTTCGAGATTTGGGCCAGCACAACTAGCCGTCTCGGTGATTGGTGCAGGCTCTCCGGGAAAGATCAAGATCGCAGGAGAAACCCTGACAAGATTTGATCTAGATTTAACCGCAGGGCTATCAATTGACGGCCTGACAATATCTTTAAAATCAGAGCTCGAAAGCTTCTTTGGGGGAACAATTCCGAATGGAGTGGGCATCGCCAGAATTGATTCGGCACAGCTGTTGTCCTCTAACATGACTCTCAGGTTAAAATATGATATTGCCGGGGCGGGCCTGTTGAGTGCGAAATATAGTCCTAAAAAATCTTTCTATGCGCCGTCTCTTGAGGCGTACAACGTGAGCCTGCCATCCACTCCAAATAACTCTAGTGTTACGGCGATTTCAGGCGATATTATTAGGGTTAGCGTCTTGGTTTATAATGACCAAGATGTCGAAGAGCTATATTTTTCAGGGTCTGGCAGTAGCATTACAAATAAAAGATTTGGATTAATAAACAGAGTATCTGTATCATCTGGATTTAGAGCCTCGACTGGATTGCTTTCCGGATCTATTTTGATAGATTCCATGAGCCAGCCGGGAAGCAATGATATATATTATGCAGATTACTCTTTTGTAGCCCCCAAGGAGGGGGAGAGAATAACTATATCTTATAATGTTAATGACGTAATATCTTCTGCAACTAATGCAATCGAAAGTGTTAGGCCAATAACGGCAGATGTTCTCGTAAAGTCTGCAGAAGAGTTATCTATAGATGTATCTGGAACTATAATGATTAATGAAGATTATATACTTAATGTAAATTCCATAATCGAGGATGTTTCGAACAATATAACTAACACGTTAAATTCTTCGAGACTCGGGTCCGTGGTTGATTACAGTGATCTTATATCTTCTGCGGCCTCCGTTAAGGGTGTCGACTCAGTTGATATATCTATGTTTAATGAGTCTGGACTTGGCGGAAGAAAATCATTTATTAAAGCTCTAGATAATCAGTACATCTCTCCCGGATTAATACTTTTTGAGGCAGTTTTACGAGAAGAATTTAGGATAAGTTAAAAATGTTATTAAGACCAACTCATTTTACGGTTACATCTAGTACTGGGATAAAGATCGTATTCACCGACAACGTATCCGACAAGATTTCAGCCAGTAACTTTACGATAACATCCCTGGGCGGGAATATAGATGACCTGGAGATATTGAGTGTATCGGTAAAAGATAAGAGCATAGAGATAAAAACCAGACCACAGGTTTCTGGAAACTTTTATTTACTTAAAATGATTGATACTGACGACTCTCCATTTTCTTCAGAGAGGGGCGCGTCTTTAATAAATGATGATAACTCAAGAGAGATCTTTTTTATAGGAATTGACTCATATAATCCGATTCGCGATAGAATTTTCGAAGAAGTTCCGCATCTATATAGCCTAGAAAATACATTAATAAAAGATATAGTTAGCTCCCAAGCTGATGAAATATATAAGGCCCAAAAGCACATCGGAGAGGTGTTAAGCGACAACTACATATCAGAAACTGTAATTAACGAGCTAAGAACAAGAGGCGCGGGCGCCACAGACCGCCTTGGAAACGAAGGATCGTATAGTGTGGATAGGGTTTCGAAGATTCCCGAAGGCTTTCCGTCGAGATTCGGAGCAATAGACCTGTCTTCTGGCGGAGAGGCGAGGGAGGGGGCTATGCCATCAAGCGGCCCAGTGTCGCTCCGCAGGCGAGTGGTAAGCGTAGACATTAGTGAAGATACAAGTGATGGCGAATTTGATGGATATTTAATTAGTCTTGCAAATAAGAATATAATAAAATTATTGTCCCTAGCGCTCATAAAGGAAAATGATATTTATGATTGCAATAATGAAATAGGAACAGATTATAATATAGAAAGATATAAGTACTCCATACTGGATAATAAATATGATCGAGAACATTCTCTTTCTTACTTTGAGTTGAAATCAAATCAAATTTTAATATCTGAGTTTGGAAATATAGACAAGCCACGACCCGGCGATAAGTTAATAATCTCTTATGCGTTTAATGACTTTGGAATTGAGGTGTCGGAAGATTCAGTTAGTGTATTTAACGTAAAACATGTGGCAAAGGAATCGATTCCAACCAATATTTCTAGATTCTTTTTGTCTAATGCTCCGATTGTTTTTTCTAATAACGAAGTTGCCGAGATTGGCGGGGTTGCATTTTCACATTCATCCGGAGAGCCGGGGCTTCCAAGTGCATTTTTAAAAGAACTAAAGTTTAATACATCAAGACTCCCGATGCTGGAGGGCGAGTACTCGATAAATTACGAAACCGGAGAGGTAATAATCGTTGGAGACGGGGTATCTGGAACTGGGTCTAAAAGCCTCGCTGCGCAATATTACTATAGAGACGTATTTGAGAATAATTTAGACTATTATGTTGATGGAGGAGATGTTGTCGCCAGCAAGGTGAGAGATCTCGGCGGCCAAGAGGTGAAAATAGAATTCTCTTACGGAGAGGTATTTTCAGAGGGAGATGATTATAGAGCTCCATGTCACGAGGAGGTCTCGGCCGAGCATGTGGAAAACAACTTTACGTCGTCTTTCTCGGTAGAGACGGCGCATCAGCCGATAACAAATGTATTTAGAATTGTAAACCAAACAACGGGAGAAGTATATAAAAAACTATACACTACCGATACGGAAATCCATTTCACTGGCCGAACTCCTCCAAAGTTTGAGTCTAAAAAATCAGAAATGGCAGAGTTCCTAAAGGTTGATGCAGAAAAAATCGAGCCATTCGAAGAGTTTGTCTCTCCGGCATTTAAGACTACGGTTGTATCTGGAGGTTCAAATAGTAACATTAAGATCAAGCCGGGCATCCCGGCAGAGCTGATCGACGAGAACTCAAAAGAATACTTTATAAGAGGGGAGTCCGATTCGGACGATCTGCCGATTCAGTTTTTTGGCTCCCCCGACTCAGAGGGCGTGATAAACTCTGTTGGAATATCCAACTCCTTGTCGACCCCCATGCTGGGCTCGGAAGTGATTATTGGGCCAAGAGTTATTTCCATGGCTCTTTCAAATATTGGCATTTTAAATAAAGAGCTTGACGCCATGGGTGTCTTTTTTAATTCATCATTATCTTTTTCCAAAGATGATGTATTTATAGAAGAGAGGTTCTTTTCTCCGCTTTCATCTGATTACGACATCAACGAGGCATCAAGATCGGGGTTTGTATCGTCGGTTTTGTCTAAGCGCGGCGATAAATTTTTTGAGAATTTATCCAGGATAACTCGCGTTGGAGACTATGTTGTTGATTATGCGCATGGAGTTGTATATCTTGGAATCAATAAGAGCCAGGACCCCCTCGCGCTTGGAACGGCAAAATATAGTTGCTCAAAGATTATAACCAAAAACCCCAACCTATTAAGCTCGGATCAGATCGCAAAGAAAAACAGAGCTTCTGATTCGATTAAAAATGCAGCCGTAATATATGAAGATTTCTCTCTTGATTCCAATAGTATATCACTAATAGATCTAGAGCCATCATTTGAGTCTCCGGAGATTGGAAGTACATTTAACTCTCACGGGGAGGCGGTTTCTGCTGCAACTGTTCTCGGCGACTATACGGTTGCCATGATGTCCGATATAAGACAGATAAATGGAATTTACTTAAAAGAATCAGTTGTAGGCGCTAGCCTTGATAGCAGGTACAGATCCAAAAGAAAATCGGCCCTCGATGCTTCCTTGTTAACCTCCTTTGTTTCGGACGGCGGCGGAAATATTTATAACGCCTCACATATGAAGATCGACGCCAATGTTATCGATCTAAAGAGGCATGATAGTCGCTACCTGATAGAAAAAGATGGGACTTATAGTATAACGGTAAAAGATTCAAATATTAGCAAACTATTATCAATAACCTTGTCCAAAACGGGAGAAGAGCTGTTTGATGAGAAGCTAAATGTAACAAAAATCGACGATGTTGAAATAGTTTTCTCCAATTCTTTCGATGGCATAGCCTCGGTCGGAATTAGGAGCGGAAGCATAAATTCATCAATAGATAACCTAGAAGATTTTCTGCTTGATTCGGATGGAAATAGGTTCGAAATAAATAACTTTGACAGCCTGACATCAACGCTTGACGTCTTCTCTCCTGCAGTAAATAACGTAGAGGCGCAAGAGCCGACAGTAGGAGCGGGCGCGAAGATCATTGTAAAAGCCACTGTAGACATCTATGAAGATAGAATGGAGATATTAATTCCGTCGGATGCCGCCGTTGCAAATGGAGATATGGTAGATATATCTTATATCGATAGCAACATCCCCGAGCCCGGAGATAGTCTCATTGTGGATTATAGGTACGGGAAGATCTTTTTAGATTACTCGTATGTTGCTGACGATATCTATGTATCATATGAATATGGAGATAATCAAATTGACTGGTCCATCTCCAATGCGATGATCGAGGGGCAGGATTATTATGTATCATACAAATACGGAGCGCTCAGGGATGCTCTGAGGAAAAACTTCGGAAACCTAACTGATATACCATTTTTCAAAGACTTCTCTATGTCGACAGACCGCGAAACGTATAGAAGCGCGCTACTGGGGACGCTAGAGGCATTTACATCTGGGCCGACCGTCCCGGCGTTCAAATCATTGATAGAATCGTTCACACTGATTGAGCCGGAGATAACTGAGTCTCATTTTGGAAACTGGATTCTTGGGCGAGACTACTTATCTCCGGGTGGAGTTGAATACAGCGGTGTTCTGGATTTCTCCGAGGGTCGATTTGGCTCAGGGCTGATGATAAATGATGATAATATTGTTAAAATACCCTCTGATTCAAATATTTCAATAGAAGAGGGAACGCTATCTGCATGGATTCGTCCGGAGTGGGCAGGTATAAATAATGATGCAACCTTAACGATTAACTTGGATGATATCGGAGAAGATAGGTTTTATTACAATACAACCACGGATCCGTTTAGCCTCAAAAATAAATTTGAATTATTCGAGATATCCAACGCTGTTGGGACTATAGATTACTCTGGAGATGGAGTCTCTATATCGAACTACAAGATGGTATACGACGAATCTGGACTAGAGAAGGTTTCGTCCGGAGAGTTTGGGCTAAAGAAAAGCCCACCGGCCCTTTCTCATTTTGGCCCACTTAGGCTCGATACGAGCATAAGAGTTGATACCTTCTCCCTTCCCGAAGCGCTTGGACATTCTACAGATATATCCCATCACATGTCCGATTTGGACTCTAATTGTGTGGCCGCAATTTCTATCTCTGATAATAATAAATCTCTGCAGATTCTGCTTAATGTGAAGCCGGTAAGGGATTCCGATGGAAATATTTTAATCTTCGAGACGAAAGAAGAGCATATTGATGCGGTGGAGTATCCGTCATACGAGGGGCCGTACCCCATACGAGGATGTGTCTGCGCTGTTAGCAATGTTATTGATAATCTTTTGGACTTTAGAAATAAAGACACCCAGGTTATAAGAATTGAGTTGGACCACGAGATCGATCTTTCGTCATTCCTGAACAAGAATTTCCTTATCGATGAGTCCCCGTCTGTACTTCAGATCGTCGACTCAAATGGCGGGATATATGAGGTGTATGCGTTCTTGGATCTTGCAGGAAGAACGGTAAGGGGCGGAATTCCGACCAAAATTGGCGGATTTATTATCGAGAGAATCCCCGGAAATATGCAGCATCTTAGCGCCGCAGGGTCGAAGGCCTTGAACGATTACCTTCCGATTGGAAGATTAAGAGTTGTGGCTCAATCTGTCTCCATTCCCCTCGCAACCAGCGCTTTGTCTGAAGAAATTTTTAATTTTGAGAATATGGACTACCTATTAGATTGGAGCTCTGGTCACGTCAATGTAACAACAGATCATAATCCATTAGATAACGTTGTCTCTGTGTTGCTAAAGACGCACCTAAATGCCGGAAAGAAAGCTCAAGTTCTCTACTCGGATCTTATGTCGCATAGCGACTCATCATTTGGGCACGGAATCTCCATATCTGCTCCAGATAGCATGTGCCAGTCTGTATTTAATATAGGAAAATATAATTATTCCATAAAAAATAGGTTTGGATTGGAAGACATATTTATTGGAAAGACCGCAAGAAACCCCATGCGTATGCCGTTTTCTGTAAACAAAGATGATTTTCCGCTCGTGTCTTCTGGTCTTCCTCATAATGCGGATGTAAGCGAGGGGATATTTATAGGCTTCGATGAGACCTGCGAATCACCGCTGTCTGAAGATGCGGGCCAGTGGGTTATTAGGAGTCGAATAGATAAAAATGTAGTAATTCCATCTGGAGCGTTCCCGATATACGACGATTTCTCCCTGGAGTTTTCCAATCCCCCGGCGGAGTTATCTTCGTTTTTTGCCGCGGGGCTTGTAAAGTACATTAATGTATTCGGGATTCATATTTTCTCTACGAGCTTGGCTTCAAGCGAAAAAGTCCTGCACGTTGCAAATGTTCTTGCCCAGCTCTTGGATAATGACGAAGACGGTCATCCTGATAATAAGCTCGTTATTCAAAATTTGACGGAAAGAAATTCATATATAATAGTCTCAGAAGATAGAGGCGATTTTGACTCACTTGAGTCAAGAATTTGGGAAGATAAAGAGTTTAATACTGGTATTGTAATATATTCAAATGACATCTCGGACGAAGCTGTAGATCCAACGACCAGAATGGTGTGGAGTTTAATAGGTGATGTGGGCTATTCAAATACATACCCGGACAAGTTTGGGCTCTTCGTCGGATCGGAGCTGACAACCGCCATGAATACGGCGCGGGGAGGATATTATCCTATAGTTCCGGCTGTATACCCGATATCATCGTGGTATCATGATGATAATAAAAATTGTGATTTTGAGTGTCAGATTTCTAAATATTTATACTGGGGAATATCTTCTCTTCTGGGCGAGTATAGCGAGAATGAAGACCTAATCTCTGAAGAGTGGGAGATTACAAGCAAAGATCAGCTCATGGCTACTGACCCCGCCCTGTATTCTCTCGTCATCAATTCTGATTTTGGCTTCCCGTCAATACTTCCGGATGGAAGCTACAAGGTAGACCGAGCGGTTCGATCGTTTCAAAATACATTTGAAGAAATTCATTCAAATTATGGTATTTCAGGAAAGGTTACAACAAACGGTGAATTTTCATCGGTACTGAGGGCGAGAAGAAGTGAAGATGAAAACGGGTGTCGTATTGGAGCTGTGTGCTCCTCGGAGCTCAGATACTGCGGAGACGGACTGATAGAGGAGTCTGGGTGGAGAAACATCAGGGAGACGCAGTCTGAGCTAATAAACGTCATAACCGGAGGGTCGTCCCTGGAGTCAATCCCGTGGGCAAAAGTTGGTGATTTTTCTACCAATGAATCCGGAGGAATATATAGAATGAGCGGAGGAGGGCTCTCCGGTGGAGATGAGCTTATTTATTCAAGCCTCCCATGCTCCGGCGGTGAATACTCTGCTTCTGTATTTTTTCGAGCAAATTACATCGATCAAGCCGGCGGGTCCGAATTTGATGGTGCAATTTCTGGTACGTTTTCCGGAATGATTCCAATTGAAATCGGCGATGGATCAATATCTATTAAGATCGCCCTAGCTCATGCTAACTTCGGAACTCCACTGGCTGTTATTATGGACGGAGTAGATAACTCCATTTTGGACATAGTATATTTGGACTGGATATCTAATGAGTTTATCGGACTAAGCGTAGATAAAGATTTAGATGGAAATATAACAATAAGCGCAGACAGCACAATTTTGTCAAGGCTTGCCGGGTCAGATTTTAATGATGCCAATCTGGATGACTGCGATCTCCTGTCCGAGCCATACATTGCGATAAGATGGCTTGACTCATCTGTTTTCGAGCCAGCCTCAGAAAGATCTTCCTCTCTGGATTTATCCCTAGTGTCCTTTGAGGGAAGGCACGAGGAGAGGGTGAGTACGCTAGAGAGCAATGATATATTTATAAATACTGATTCAAAGGTTTTGTTCTCCTTCTTTGCGGGAGAGCCGGCCCTGTTCGTGGATGGTTACGCCGA